GTTCTTTTTTAATCAAAAACGCTTTCTTTTTGTTCCTATCGCCAGCACCTACAAACTCTACATATACCAATTTATTCTCGATAATGCAGTGAATAATGTCTCTAGGTCTGACCCATAAAAAAACGTCGCCATCGTAAAAAACCCACCACTTAGCCTCGGTTGCCAACAATGCCGATGGGTTGCCAGACATCTCAACTTCAACAACCAGATTGCCTGTCTCTTTGGACATCGGGTCGTACTTCACCTCAACGCCTGTGCCTGTCTCCGGTATCCAAATGTCATAGCCCTTGTAGCCCTCAATCAACGTAGCGCATGGATATTTCTTCCGAATATTCGAAAGAACCTGCATTTCAAAGGCTACGCCTCGGCTAAGGTCATCGTGAAAGGTCATTTTTCTCCTTAATCTTTGCCAGAAGCATAGTAGAGAACTCGCTAGGCTTTTTCGTTAGATTCCAGATAGCTTTGATCTCTGCGGTAGATAAGTCTTTCCATTCAGCATCAACGACTTTCCAAATAGCATCAACAACTTCCTCTGGCTCAGGCTCTTTCGGAAACTCAATCAGCGGCTCTCCGGCTAATCTTTCTGCAATGGCTTTCGTTAGAGCATGGTTTGTGTACATCATTCTTAAAATCTTAACCACTTCCTCCGCTTCCTGTCGTGTAAGCTCAATCGTCATAATCTCCCCTCGTTAATCAAATAAATTTACCTGAATAGGCGCAATTTTTCTATCCCATACCTGTGCGCTTTGGTGTGATTCGATACGCTCTCGCATAAGAGCAGCTCTTGCCTCCTTTGTTGGTGGCGTATAAGTTCCTCGCCATGCGCTATCAATTCCTACGTTTTGACCTATGTTTGTACTGTCAGCAGAAGCAAATGGAAATCTCGTAAACACATCCGGGTTTAGCATCCTCAAACCGTGAATCTTGGTCTTTGGCAATCCTTCATCGTCGCAAATAACATCCATTGCCTCAGCCATCCGACTCCACCAAGCAGGGGTTCCAATGTTTGCAAAATCACCAGATGAACCTAAGCAAATCCTTGGATACTTTGTTGCTAACCTGTCCAATCTTTCTAGACTCTCATGCAAATGCCATACTGGTGCGCCAACGTAAATAGCAAACGGGAATTGGTCTAATAGATCATCATTTGCCTTTTCATCACCGTCAATAACGTCAGGGATCACAGCAAAATCAAACGTTGGATAACGCCTCAATCTATCCACCCATTCATAAAATGGGTTCCAATCTTCTACAGGGTTGCCAGATTTCCACGCGCTGAAAGCCCCGTTATCTACAGCAAAAGACTGAGAAGCCTCCAACGCTATCGTTAGTTGGTCTGAATGTCTAAAGGAAACAAACGCATGACCGCCACTTATAGCCCTCAGAGCTGCTGTTGCCGGTGTAATCGGAAGCCCGTGATAGTGAATCATTTGACACCATCGTATCGGCAAGCATCTCCGCTTAACGGTCTCTCAACCTTGACCCAAGCGACCGGGAAATACTGGTTAATATGATTGAAGATGAATACGCATAGTGCCTCTAGCGTCTGGTGCGGCAAATCTTCAATTTCATTAAGGAAACGATGGTCTAACTTTGCTCTGACCTCTTGGATTTCTTTCCGCAAGTAAAACAAGTCAACTTTTTGCCGTTTGTTTTTAGGAAGCCTAAAGAATTGCAGAATCCCATCCGCACCCATCTCACCCTTGACCGCAACCGTAGCAACATAAGAATGTCCATGAATCCTCATGCTTGGCTCATATTCAACTAATGGAACTAACCGAGCTAACGTATGAGCAGCTTCAAACGTAAAAGTTTGGGAAATTTCCATAAATTATTGAATATAAGAAACCGCTTCGTTGATTCTGGATAGAGCCGTTTTAAGCCGTTTTCTATCCTCCGCTGATACTTCCCTACCCTCGCTTACGTCAAACGCCGCTATGGACGTAATAAGTGCCTCAAATTGGATTATTTTCAGCAGGTCTGTTGCGTAAAACGGTCTGCGTACTGGTTTGTTGATATGGTTTGCCTTTAATCGGTCTAAATTGTTGTCGTTAGGAAATAGGTCTGTCAAGTCCATTCCTACGGCTTCAACGATTTGATGCGCTGAACATCCGGCAAAACACTTGAGCAGGATTCGACCGTCATCTGTTTCCGTTATGGCAAGGCTTGGTGATCTGTCATCGTGAGCAGGACAACAAGCTATCCAACGACCTTTAGAGCCTTTGACCTTTTCGAGTTTGTTTAGTAAGTTTCCAATCACAGCACTTTTCTCCCCATAAAGTTTTCGTTAGCAACCGTGTTCTTGACCCAATTAGCCTTAAAGCCCTGCCAACCTTGGACACACATTTCTTCCATTGCACGTTCTAACGACCACCCTAATTTGCTTGCTTCTTTAGCAATGCCATCAAGCACCGTAACCGTTACTGGAGCTTTCTTAACGTTCCGTAGGGCAATAAAGTCATGCCATACATTTTCAGAAACATTTTCAGGTTTTTCGCTAACGATTTTTTTCTTCTTATCTGTCTCTTCTCTTCTCTTCTCTAGGAGATCATCTTGATATCCGCTTGATATCACGTTGCTAGCATCATGATCCAAATAGTGAGAAAGCTTTGATATACAAGCATTTACGTCACTTTCAGACATTCTTAGCCTAAAAGAGATGGTCTTAATGTCGGGTAAATTGCCATGATCCTCTGACGCTAAAAGCCAGAGCATGACTAGGACTTTGGAGGATTTGGCATCAAGTTCGTGCCATTGAATATCGTCTAAAAGCTCACGATAGAGCTTGATCCAGATGGGCTTACGATCTTTGAAATGCTGGAACTGAGACCAGTTCTTGACTCGAATAGACATATCTAACCTTCCATCAAAAGGTCATCACTGTGGTGGGATAAGGCAGGACGGTGATGAAGCGTCTTTTCGGGAGCTACCCTAGCCATTCCCTCTGAACTATACCGTAATGTTTCTTAACTGACAAATCTTACAAACATTGTGTTCCTTGAACTGCATTGACGATCTGGACTTCTTGCAGCCAGCGCAATATCTAAGACCGTGATGGTATTTCTTAATCGTTCCAGTTTTGTCGCTTAACGTTGGAACTGAGAGTTTTGAAGGTTCTTCTTTCAACTGGTTGCCCTCTAGGAGTTGTCTTTCTAGGTTCAGGGTACTTCTCTAGCTTAGGTTGCGTTTCTTGCAATCTTTTTAATGCTTTCTCGTATTTCATTGTCTCATAATGTTGTTGTTTGGTAATAGAATGTTCCTATAGGATTTGATTTATCTATAGAAATGTTTTTACACCTATCTGTTAAGGTATGGCATTATTTCGGGGCGGTAACTTACTAGAGGATAAATATGAACGCACAGGAATTCGAGCAGTTTTTACTTTACGAACTGTTAGACGGTCATCCAGATGATGTGCTTTGCCACATGACAGCCGCAGATATTGGCGAGGAGTTTTCACAGATGTTATGGGTTTGGTCGCAGCATCATCAAAATCCTATCCAATTGAGAGACAGTATGCAACGGTTCATTATCAATATGATTAACCGTACTGTGAAGTCTAAGAACTTGCCTGAATACGATGAGACTGACGAGGATCGTCATTTTGAGCATCAAGACAGGCTGTATCAGGAACACAAAGACCGGGAAGCAGAAAACTACTTTAAGGGGAAAGAAGTATGAAAGCATTCCCAAACGTAACGAACGAGAAGGGCATGGACTTGCGCGATTACTTCGCAGCGGCGGCATTGCAAGGATTATTGGCAAACCCAAAACTACACGCTCAAATTCTTGCGACAGGTGGGGCATGGGGCGGCTGGATTCCTGACGCTGCTTATGGTTGGGCAGACGCAATGATAGAAACGAGGACAAAATGAACAAACTATTCAGGACAGACGATAAGCTAGCTGACTTCATCGACCGTCATTCTGGTAAAGTCATCTTTCTAATGTTTCTACTGGCATTGTTATTGGATAGCGTATGACATCAATCCTAGACCCATCATTCAAATATGTCTCGTCTGGCAAAACAAACATTCGTAAGACTTTTGACCGTATTCGCAAAGAGCAAAAGGAGGCTGCAAAGATACAAGCTAATGAGAAAGCACAACCTAACAATATCATCTTCAATAAAAAATTCGCTAAAGGATAAATAATGGATAACCGTCAACAGGAGCAAGAAGAACAGCAGCAATGGCTTGTATATGAAAAGCTCCAGAAAGCCAGAGTCAAGCTCCAGAATATCGAGCTAAAAAAGTCAGGACATAACAAATTCGCAGGGTATCGCTACTTTGAATTGACCGACTTCCTGCCTACCGTCAACTCGATATTCGCTGAACTAGGTCTTTGCCATACGTTAGAGTTCACCAGCGATCTAGCGACAATGCGTGTCATTGATACTGAGGATGGTGGCTGCGCTAAGTTCACCTGCCCTATGGCTTCTGCTCAATTAAAGGGATGCCATGAAGTCCAGAATCTAGGCGCATCAATTACCTTCATTACTCGTTATCTAATGGTAATGGCTATGGCTATCTGTGAGCATGACTCACTAGATGCGACTACCGGATCAGAAGAACCTAAGTCCTCAAAGCCTGTCACTAAGTCGGTATTTGACGAACTAGACTCAGAATCTCAGGACGAGATTCGTAGCTATGCAGCCGACGTAATTATGTTCATCCACAAGGATAAGGTAGGCGAGGCTGTGGAGTACATCAATTCTCTGGAACTGGATGCGGATTTAAAAACTGCACTCTGGAGCCAGTTGGATAGCAAGCAACGTAGTGCAATTAAGAAATTCACTAAAGGATAATCATGGAATACGATAATACTAATCGCGGTATGTTAGGGCGAAACACTAACAAGCAGTCTGACAAGCATCCAGACTACTCCGGCACGATCAATATCGATGGCAAGGATTACTGGCTCTCTGGGTGGCTTAAAGAAGGCAAGAACGGTAAGTTTTTCTCTCTAGCGGTTAAGGAGAAGGAAACCAAAAAAGCACCACCAAAAAACGATGTTATGGGGGATGATGATATCCCTTTTAATTAAAACGGGTCTATAATGGTCATATTTCATAGCACAGGAATAGTGACATGACTCGTTCAAAAGAGTGCTTTAAGTGCAAGACTATCAAGCCATTGACAGAGTTTTATAAGCATCAAGCAATGGCTGATGGTCACTTAAACAAGTGCAAAGAATGCACGAAAAATGATGCAAATAAACATAGGCAGGAAAATCTTGAAAAGGTCAGAGCATATGATCGTGAAAGATCAAAATTGCCACATAGGATAAAACTTCATAAAGAGGTTACAGATAAGTGGAAAGCAAATTATCCAGAAAGAAGAAAAGCACAAACATTACTTAGGTACGCAGTAAAGATAGGGGTTGTAATGCCTCATCCATGTTGGGTTTGCGGAGAAAAAGCAGAAGTTCATCATCCAGATTACTCAGCACCTTTAGATGTTGTTTGGCTATGCCATATTCATCATAGTCAAGCTCACGCTTTAGTAAAAAACATTTCCTAAGGAGAAACTATGAAATACTTATTCGCACTCTGGTTAGCTCTTACAGCCCCTCTCGTTTGGGCTAGCTGCTCAACACATAGCTATTACTACGATGGTCGGTATGTGACCTGTACAACCTGCTGTTATGGTGGCAACTGCAATACAAGTTGCTTTTGATTATGAGGGAAAGCGGATGCTGGTTTGCCGATTAACAAATCGTCAAGGATAGAGCCAGTGAAGCGAGTACCTCACCCTTAAGCCTAGCGATAGGTGGCGCACATAACCTACGCAGCATACGCACAGTCTCCTATCAGGTAGGTTTCTCCCCTCTGTGTGAGTATGTTGACAGCCCGGAAAGACGGGCATTAACTCAGGAGAAAACATGGAATTGCTGGACTATTTACTAAAGACCTACAACATTAAGAATGACCGCCAATTAGCCCTAACGCTAGGCGTATCAACCCCTACGATTAGCAAGATTCGGAATGAGCGATATGGCGTATCGGCTAGCATGATGATTGCCATTCACAAGACCTTTGCTATGCCTATTGAAGAAATTGAAAGTTTCCTATGAGCTATGAAGCAACCGAACTATTAGTAGTCCGTTGGGGTGAGGCAAGAGGAATCATTCAGAATTCCGACGCTAAGACGCAGCTATTGAAGGCTTTTTCTGAGATGGGGGAATTAGCAGATGCGATTACCAAACGAGATCGTGACGCAGTTATCGATGGACTTGGCGACGTTCTTGTATGCCTCACTATGGTTGCTGCTATTGAAGATGTCGATCTAAAACACTGTTTTCAGTCAGCATACGAGCAGATTAAGGATCGCAAGGGCTTTCTGAACAAGGAAGGAGTATTCGTTAAAGATGACAAATGACATTGCTAAAGCTATCGATATGGTGAATGGTTGGTGGGCTAAGTCTATCGTCGCTATCCTGCTCTGCGTGATCGGATGGTATGTCGGTGGGATACAGACCGAAGCTCGGATAGCCTCTGACTGTAAGTTCGCAGGAGCCTTTAGAGTCGATATTCAAGCATTTACTTGCCAGCGCAGACTATGACTAAATTTTGTACCAGTTGCCAAGCCATTAGAGACATAGAGGGTGGAGTTACCAGACCGACTAGGGGAACTACTCGCTGGATATGCAAATCTTGTATCGAGAAGAAGTCTCCGAGTATCTACCGGAACCTATCCGGGAAGCCGACTCCAGTAAACCACATTAACAGAATTGCAAGACAGCTAAGGGAACGAAATGGGCAGACCTAGAAAGAATCCTGACGATCCTAAGTGGCAGGAAGATAAACCTAACGACGATTGGCGTATCTTCTTCGCAGCGGCTCTAGGAGGCTTAATTGCTAGGGGTAGTGGTCAGACCTATGACCAGATGATAAAAACAGCCTCAGAGATCGCTACAGAGGCTCAGAAGTCACTTTCTTAGGGCTTCGTATTGGGTGTAGCATTGGGTAAGGGCTGTTCTAAGTTCGTCGGCTTCTCTAGCGAACCGGACAGCCATTTCTGCGTCCTCTCTAAAAAGCTCTCTTGCGGTACAGCCACTCGGTCTAGTGCCGGAGGAACTGGGCAAGGAACTTGTTTCGGTGGGGCGGGTTTGACGCTGCTGCAGGCTGTTAGAGAGAGCATTAGCCCGAGCGTTAATATTCCTGATTTCCGCATCTTTCTCTTTCCTTAACTGGTCAGCATTAGCCTGTAGCTCCTGCTCCTTAGCCCTAGCTTCTTCCTGAGCCTTAGCGTACTGAGCATATTGCTCGGCTTTCTCTTTATCCCAAGCCTGTTGAACCTCAGCCTTGCCTAGCTGGTGTCCTTGATACAGACCTCCGGCTCCTGCAACGCCTATGGCTACTACAACGCCAATGATGACGTAAGGGTTCATTTCGGCGGTACTTTTGTGCCATCAAGTTTCTTGTGAATCTTGACCTCACGACATACCTGTACCTCTTTACCCTGTCTTTTCTCAGCGTGACAGACCTTCTTTGTCTCGCCAGCGTGAATGTTAAACACAAGTAAAAGACTAAGAACGACAGTTCCAACCATTCGTATCGCAATCATGTGATCTCCGGGTGTGGTGGTTGTTCGGGTGCTGCTTTACCGTTATAACCTGCTGAGGATATTGGTGCAATCGTTGGCTCCATACGAACAGGAGCTTGTACGGGTGACGGTGGTGGTGCTTTAGGTGGATCAGTCCAGTCACTCGCCTTAGATACTCCGGGTGGTGGATCGATCAACTTAGCAACCCCATCCTTACCTTTAATGGCAAGTAATGTCGCTAATGCCCCGAGGATGTACTTTGACATATCGGAAAGCAACAAAAAGAACTGCTTATCCGCTGGTGCTATAGCGTTCATCGGCTGAGTGACGAAAACAACCGAGTACATCGCTAGGCTAGACATCATCAAAAGCACCATACAAAAGGTAGTGCCAATGACTAGCTTAATGACTGAATCAATCTGGTCAGGACTCCACTTCATTTTTCCTCCGGCTTAAAGTCCGCAGCAGGTACTAATTGATCTGGACAGGTTCCCGTTACAGCACAAGTAGGACGCTGGCACTCAGGTTTATTCCAGTTTTTGTTATCTTGGCAAGGATAACGGAACCTATCCTCACAACCTACGAGACTAAGAATGAACAACAGCCAAAGCGCGCGCATACTGAGCCTCTCTATCTTCCATACCCTTGTAACCACCATTAATGACCTTAGTCATGCCTCGCAAGTCTGTGGCATCAGCGAATCGATTGAGCTTGTTAGTCTCCCAGAACCAGCAAGCAGACTGAGCAGCACCTTCAAACGTCTGTGTGTACTCTGAGGCTTGCTCAGGAGTCATCTCTAGGCTAGCAGCGAACCAGAAATAGTTATCCTTGCCAGTTAGCTGGATCAGTCCTCTACCCTTGTATCTAGCCCCATCTCCGCTAGCCTCGTCACCGTTGCCCATACGATTAGCATAAACATGGTTGGCAATCTTATCCGGCTGTTTAGCGTAAGCCTTGGCTTGAGCGTCTGTAGAGAAATACTTAGGGAATACTTTAAGGAGTCCTGAAGCAGAGTAGTTCAGGTTTTCCGTTAGCCATACGAACCCACCTGATTCGTGATGACATTGGGCTAGAAAAGCCGCTATACGGTTAGGAGTGGTTATTTCGTATTCTTCTAGGAGCGACTTACCGCCTAGTTCGGTCTGCTGGCTAAATAAAGCGTCATACCATTGATCCGGGTACTTAGAGTGAGGAATAAATTTCCTGAAAGCATTGCGGTCAATCACGATACATCCTCTCTATCAGTATCTCTCGCCGTAGTTCCTTCATCTTCCTAATCTCGATGATGGCAGCTTGATGAGCGTAGTACATATCGTAGTACATGAAAGCCAGAATAGGCATTACGATAAAGAAAGTTAATAACACCGCCATGACAGTAATCAATAAAGTCCAAGGGATGTTTTCATCATCGCGCTTCTTGTCGTCAGCCACATTAGACCCACCGCCCATAGAACTACGAAAACTACTGCTGAACCCCACGCCACCTTTGACTTGATTTCCGCTATCCTTTTTCTTCGTCGCCATGATGCTATCTGAGCTAGCCTAAGTTCTTCTGCGTGAGCTTCTTCTTGCTCTTTGACGATACGCTGCCACATCTCCTCGAACTTGCCCCAGAGTCCAGATAATTCCGGCGGGCTGCGGTACACCATGGTTTCTCTTATCTCGGCTAACATTGCATCAAGCCTAGACGTAATCAGGATGCGCTTTAATGCCCGTCTGCCGATACTTTCTTCACCTCTGTAGACCTGCTTAGCCTCCAACTGCTCCTTCAAGAACAACTTGCTGATAGCGTCATAAGCATCCATCAATGCGCCTAGCTGGTTGCCGATGTCCGTAAACACATCGTTCGGGTCGGATTTCGCTATCTCCTGCACCCGCTGCACTTCAGCGTGGTACTGCTGCTTCTGTACCGGAGTCGGGTCAACAATCTTCTGATACTGTGCCTTTAAATCATCCAGCACATCCTTAACATCACCTGCCGCACCCTTGATCTCTTTGTAAAGTTGACAGCCTTTCTTTACAGCCGCAACCGCAGCATTAGCAGCAGCAAGTAGCGTTAGCGGATCGATTTATTCCTCTGGATCAGGCTTCTGATTCTTCTTAGCAATCTGTAAATGCTGGTGCTTAAACCAAGTACCAATTAACAAGCCGATAACACCGATTGCTAGACCACCAAGCGCAGCGAATTCATTAGCTGTAAGACCAAAAAAAACGGCAGTCGCAGAACCGCCGTAAGTCGCCGCAGTAGATGCTTTACCTATGTCAACCATTTCTAGCCTCAAGTTGTTCGATACGCTGGCTCATCTCTTTTACCGCATTAATCAGAGCAAACGTGAGTTCAGATGTATCTACAATCTTAAAGCCTTTGTCATCCGTTTTTACGCAATTAGCAAATGCAGTACCTTCCAACTCCTGAGCAATAACCCCAACAAACTGCTGTGATGGGGCATCAGACTTCATAAACTCAGCGGTAAAACGGTAGTTCTTAGGCTCAACCTGCTTTAGTTCCGCTAGACCTTTATTGTAGGCACTAATATCTTGTTTGTAACGTGAGTCTGAGTAGCTATTAAATGAGCCACCGCCGACTTTTTGAACGTCTGACAGGTCAAAGCCAGCCGATGTAGCACCCACAAATAGGCGCATATTGCCAGCAATACGAATCTGAGCCTCAGCACCAGTCCAAAACAATGAACTATTCGACGTAAAGTTATAGCCATTAGCTGAAGTTATGCCTGTGCTAAATGTCTTAGACCCTGCAAAGGTCTGAGTACCAGTATTAACAACACCAGACACCGATGATGAGGCTACAGGCAAAGCAGATGATGCCCAAGAGCTACCGTTAGACGTTAATACATGACCGCTAGTACTAGGAGCTACTGACGATACAGCAGACGTACCATTACCCACCAATACCGCACCTGTGGACAATGAAGTAGCACCAGTGCCGCCATTAGCAACTGCTAACGTACCGCTTAAAATGATCGTGCCTGACGTAGTTACAGGGCTACCAGTAATCGTTAAGCCTGTAGAACCACCAGACAATGCAACGCTAGTAACCGTACCAGTTCCCGGTGTAACACTTCCCCAAGCAACGCTAACACCGTCAGTCGTTAGGTATTTACCAGAGTTGCTCGTCTGAGAAGGCATCAGAGCGTTAATCGCTGTAGGTGCTGTGGTGTTTCCAGTACCACCCTGAGCTATAGGCAAAGCGTTCGTTAGGGTTACAGTGCCACTAACAGACAAGTTACCGCCAACAGTAAAGTTATCCCCATCAGACCCTGCTTGCTGGTCTTTTAGCTGAGACATCAATTCACGAATCGCGTTATTGATGTTACTCGGCGCACAGCCTTCAGCAATGTTAATCCCACCAATGTCAGTGTTATTAGCAGCCGTTGCGCTGTATTCGCTAATCTTGTTCTTTGCCATGATTATCTACCGTAAATTTGTTGCAGTTCTTCACTTGTGACATTCAACGGAGTCAACAAACCTCTAGCACCAGTTACAGCAGGAGCAAGATTTCTAGGAACCTCGGTAATGCCTGATCTCATCATATCAGCCAAGTTTTGTACTGACTGTTCACGCATCTTAGTAGCACCAGCCCTAGAAGCCATTGCACCTAAAGTAAATGGAACACCAATCGTAGGCTCATAAACAGAAGCACCACCAGCAAATCCAGCAGGTATAGGACTCGTAGGCGCGAATCTACCGTAGAATTTCAGCAGATTTTGTACTGTAGTGCCTTTAGCAGCGGAACGAATAGCGGCTTGCTCATCTTTAGTGAACATCCGCATCTTTTTATCGTTCTTAGCCAATTGGCGTAATTGTTGAGCCATCGAGTTTTCAGCACCAGACTGAGTAAACTTGCTAGCATCTAATTGAGCATTGGAAAGCATTTCCTCGAAAATATCCGACTTCATTAGCTTCGAGTATTCATCCCTAGCTTGTTTCCATAGTGCAGTGCCAGTTTTGGTATTTAGACCAAACATATCGCTACTAGGCGCGTTAGCCACATAATCATCAAATTCATTCTTCAGAATAGTCGCCATCCTGCGTTCTTCTGGATCAATACTTGCCTGTGCGCTACGAATTGCTTTTCGTAAATTAGTTAAACCAGTAAAATCTTTTGGCGTATTCGGGTCAGTCAAACGTTTAAAAGCAATATCTAGTTTAGGATAGGCTCCACCAACCTCATAACCCTCATCTCTCAAGCCATTCATTACCCCTTCCATCTTATTGGCAAACTTAGGGGCATTGAACATTACGCCTGATTCTTTGGCTTTTTCAAACAATCTAGTCGATTTTGCTGCTAATTCCTCTCTGGTAACTCCGGGCTGTTTAGCACCAACGCCAAACGCTGCACCAGTACCCATGCCAGCAACCATGCCAGCCACAGGACTTCCAGTAAGCTCATAAGCTGTTTGACCAGCCATTGCAGACGGGGCAGCAGCCGCTAATTGCCTTCCGGGTTCGCTAGCCATAGTCTGAGCTACGCCACGACCTACTGGACTAGCTGCGGTCTGAGATAGAGCCTGTAAGCCTCTTATCTGACCACCAAACCCACCTAAACCAGCACCACCAGCCTGAATCACTCGTTCACCAGTAGTTTCAGGAACAGGGAAACCAAGTCTGGTTAAAAGACCCTCAACAGCACTAGACGGTGATGGAATCTGATACTTCTCAGGCAACATCACGTTAGCAGCCTGAGTGCCTAGTTCAGCAATAGGCAACGCTAAACTACCTGCCAATGCTCCCGGCGCGCCCCCAACCATAAAGCCACCAGCAGCACCAGTAGCCACAGGAGCAGCACCTCTCAATGCCAAGCCAGCACCTCTAGTCAATTGCTCTGTAACACCGCGAGGCTGTGCATTAGCCGCAGCAGCCTGATAAGCCTCAGCATCCGATAATGGACGATCAGACTCTACCTGATACGTTCCAGAACCCGGGATAGTGATCTCATAGGTAGGCATTAGCGCACCCTTTTAACTTTTACACCGCTAGGAACTTGAGCAGCAGGAGCATTTTGCTCAACAACTGTACCCTTCAACAAGTCATCGAACTCACCGCTATAGCCGTAAGTACGAGCATATTCGTTAGGGATCGTCTTAATTGCTCGGTTTGAAACATTGATATATTGCTTTAATTGCTTGATAAATTCATCCTTTTTCATCCCTACCGTTAGGGAAGATTGAATCTTGGACAAACTATCCATTTCAGCAACAGCTACGTTACCAACCGCACCACCCGTCGGGGATGCTTGTCTCATCTGTGAAAGTTCATTTACAAATGCACGACCAAGCAGGTTATTTACAAGTTGATTAGCCGTATAAGCATCCGTTCCCGGCACATTCTTCATGGCAGGGGCAGTCATACCAGTTAGAGCGTCTAGGTATGCAGGATTACTCAGTAACTTTTCAGCCGAATCTCTAGCATCAACGACATTCTTTAGCGCATAACTAGCCAAACCAACACTAGAACTCTGCTTGGTTAGCAAATCCTGTTTCGTCTTTGGTGGAACTTTAGAATCAGGCTGCTTAATCAGAGGAGTTACGTTAATGTCAACAACTGGAGTTTTAATGTCTTTTACGACTTGTCTAGCTTCTTGAGGCGTTGTTACTGGAGCAGGAGCCTGAGAAACTGCTGTAACACTTGGCGCAACAGAAGGAGGAGCAACAGCAGGAGCTTGGGCAGTTGGTGCAACTACAGGCTGAGTTTGACCGCCTAGCAACTGTTCTCTCGATACAGGAACGTTAACGCCAACACCTGTCTCAAATTGCAACTTCTGAGCATCAATAACAATCTTAGTTTGATCTGCTTGAGTCGGAGCATTAGCAAATCGCAACACCAGATCATTTTGCTGTGGGCTAAGTTTGGTCATATCGTTAGTTCCAAACATACGAACAGCGAAATTCCCAGGCAAACCTTCAAACTTATATTGCTTCTGAGACTGAGCAACATCAGCATCAATCTTTTGCAATGCAGAAACAAAGTCTTGTGGCTTCAGACTATCTCTAAGTGAACTCAAAGTTCTATATTGCTCTTTGAACGACTCAGGAGCATTTTGAATTCGAACATCTAAATTAGTCTCAGCCGCCGACAACTGTTGTTGACGCTCTCTTAGCCTATCAGCTAGACGAGCAGAAGCCTCAGCCTCCGTTGGTCTGCGTAATGAAGAATATGCTTGAGCATCTGCCAATGCGCCTTGAATTTGAGTCTCTAATCGTGCTATTTCTGGATTGCCAGTAACAGTTACTGGAGGCATCCCGCCCTCTACAGGAGCAGGAGCAGCAGGAGCAGTAGGAGCAGGAGTAGGCATATAAGCCTCTCTAGCCCTCTGAAACTGACTACGTTCTGACAATAACTTTAGCCCTTCTGCTGGATTTGCTCGAATATATGCCTTCGTAGCATCATCGACATTTGGGTCTTGCAAAACCTTATTGATTGCATCAAGTTGCATCCTAGACTGTTGCAACTTCTGAACCTCTGCTAACTGACCAATGCCAGCCTGATACGTCTGACCTGCACCTGAAAAGCCTTGAGCTATGGCAGTTAAAATATTTTGAGTAGGAGAACGAGGATAACCACCACCACCCATTCCTTGAGCTAAAGATGCAACTGAGCCAAGCAAACCAGCTAGGTTAGCGCGTTTCTCTAGTGAAGCCTGTTCCTGTGGACTCAACAACCCTTGATAAACGGTTGGAGTACCGCCAAAGATATTAGGAATGTAATCTTCTATTGCCATAGATCACCTATAACAGACTGATTTTAGGGATTGGCGACGAATATTGCATCGCTTGCTCGTCTGCTGGTCTGCCTCGTAGCAATCCGGGATTTGGAACCTGTTTCTGTCTAAATTCTTCTTCTGCTGCTTGACCTGCCAACTTTGTAGCAAACGGATTCTCTCGGCTAAATTCACCAAAAGACTTAGGAATCTTCTGCAATGTATCCATCAGACCTACGCTAGTAGCAGCAGGAGTCAAGCCGTAACCTGTCATTGCAGGTGGAGCTAAATTAGCAACGCCCGGAGCTAGTCCAGCAGATGCAGGAGCTAGACCCATACCAGAAAACGCCGTAGGAGCCGTTAACCCTGTAGCCGCACCCATTTTTAGACCTGTAGCAGCAGGAGCCAAGCCAGCACCAGCGTTAGCAGCAGCCGCAGCACCGCCACCAGCAGCACCAAATACGCCACCACCAACGCCACCAAGCAATGCCCCTAGTAGCGGATTACCGCCCCTAGCCGCAGACAGACCGCCACCTAGCGCAGCACCTATCATCATTGGCGCACCCATTATTTACCCCCTGAAGTAGCTGTCTTAGTCTCCAATGGCGCACCATAGAAGATATTGGTAGTACGGCGCAGACGATCTAGCGGTATATCTTGAGCTTTCAATCTACCCTCGATACCCTGTTGCTCGTAAGACTCACGACCTTGACCAACCTGCAAGAGTTTCTGAATATCCGAATAATCCTGAGCAGCCAACGCTGGAGCCAACTGAGCAGCCTGAGCCTGTCTTGCTAGATCAGCAGATGTAATATCAGAAGCAGCACCCAAAGCCCCTAAACGAGTCCGTAGGTTTGCTTGCTCACCAGCCGTTAAACCACCAGCACCAGCGAATCTATTCGCTATAGCCTGTTGCTCAAGACCGCCTAAACGACCCATAGCTTGTTCTTGCGCCTGACGTTCTGCTTGGTAATTTGCTAAGAACGCTTGTTGATTCTGTTCTGCTAACGCTCTAGCTAAGACATCCTGACTTCTGGCAGTTTGTTGTGCCATTGCTCCTGATCCATAACGACCAGCAGCAGCAGCCTTAGCCTGTAAGTCCTTCATGCTTTCCGTAAAAGACTCACCAGCTAGACGGTTAGCCTGAGATAACGCACCCTGTAGATATGGGCTAGCACCGCTGAGATAAGCACCACCAGCAGTCGATCTCGTTAGACGAGCAGCCTCGGATTCAGGCTGACTTTCCATCATGGAACGATAGAAACCGGAAGACGGGTCGTAAGCACCCATCCCCATAGCCTCAATCTTCCCGGCATAGGGGCTTGTATAGCCCATTTGTTGAGCTAGTACGTTTTGAGCTTGTCCTGTTAGCGGAGAACCTGCCAAAGCACGTTGTTCAGCAGCAGACATCGCCTGTAGAGTCGCAGCAGACGGACTAACCGCTAAAGTCTCTGGTACGTTAGGCATTGCTCCGTATAGTCGCTTGGCTTCTTCCAAGCCAAACTTCATAAACGGCTTAAATTCCGGGTCGATTTCCGTCTTTTGTTCGCTTCCACCGCCACCCATATTACACCTCGCTAATCCATTCTCTAGGACGGAATCCGTAAGCCTTAGCCCTACGATTCCACCCCGGACGATGACTTGAGAAACTTAAATATTTGATATTAGCTTCCCTTGCCATATCTTTGGTAAATTGTAAACCTTTTTCCACCAACTGATAATCATTTTCTAACGTCCAAGCCGCCCAAACATGGAGCTTTTGGTTGATTGGCTGCAGTACAAAGTACCCTGCAAAATGACTATCTTTTAACGCTACATATAAAAACGATTTACTGTTCCAACAGTCTGCGTAAACATCCTCTGGTATCCAGTTCTCAGGACTGCGCTTCTTTATTTCCTCTAGTCCGGGCTTGACGCTCATCCACCATTGTCTAAGTTGGTCAGGCTCGATAAATTTGAATTCAATCATCCGACGATAATGTACCCGTAAGTTTTGTCTGCCGTACTGTTAGCCCAATGACTGACAGTTGCTTCCCCTTGTTGCTGGCTTGAAACGTAAAGATTCGTTGTTGCTGATGGTGCAAGGTAAGACATTGTAATAATAGTCGATGGTGTTGCCGGTCTAGTTGGGTTCGTATCAGTTGGGTACTGCTCCAAAGAAACGCCAGTATTACTCACCCTCCACATTACCTGAACATAGTCATTAGCGCTCATCTCTAAGACATAGTTCATTGCGGCAATCAAGTGGCTAGGGTCACCCGTACTCTTTCTCGCTGGCAAATAAAACTTACTATTAGAACTAGCTACGTCATTACCATTCTTGCGGAACCAAATATCTACGTCTTGACCATCGTTAGACGTATTCTTAAATTGGAAAGAAAACTGGATGTTGTAAATTCCATAATTCCTGACGTTAAGCCTAGAACTATCAGAAATGTAGACTCCATTGGAATAATCTGTTGTGTTAAATGTAACTGCATAGGCTGTAGTCGTGTTTGCAGCCGTTTGGTCTGTAGAGTCCTGAAACGCCCCATAGGGAGCCGAATCAGCCTCAGCAGCATTAGATACCGGAACAAAGAAAATAAGGCTGTCGTTGCCTATACGACCGTCGTACAGGGTCGTTGTAACCGCATTACCTGTCGCTAGGGTCAGAAGTCCTGAGTTATTCGTCTTTCCGTCCATAACGCCACGAACAACCTCAGCAACATCACGCTCCGAGGCTCCAAATGGCGGTAATGTGCGAAATTGACGAGTCATCGATCACCAGCTTTCGTTACATCTACGTCAACAGCCACCACAGTACGCCAGTTGC